TGCAAGAACATCAGCAAGCTCGTCCAACGTCTCCTCCACCATGCGGTCCACAGTGTACGTTTCGAACGCTTGGATCTTTCCCGCATACTGCCTGTGTCCAATCCCCTTGACGCGATACACCATACGATCGTGCAGGTTGTCAGTGAAGTTGACCAACTCATCAGTCGATACACCGTGACCGTGCTTCTTCACGGCAGCATGATTGATCAGCGAGATGGCCGAGTATTTGGTAGCGATGGGACTTGAGCCGTCACGATTCCCGTTGTCTGATCGACCGCTATCACCTTCAAGCCAATCGCCTGTATCATCCTGATTAGTTCCGTCCAGTCCTGACTGTTCACTCACGATCACTGTCCTTACCTTCAACGTTCACGAGGCGATACATGGGCAGTCGTGAGTCTTCTTCTTCAAGGATACGTCGCCATGCACGCTCATCAAGTTCGGCACGAATCCAGTTGTAGATAGCGATAGCTGCCACACATGCAAGCAGCACGGTCACGAACATTACGGCAACATCAGACATGCTGTAGTCCCATCTTCTTCAAGATACCTTCCGGTCCTTCGGCTAGGTACAGGTCGTTTACATCCATACCATCGGGCATAGTCACCACGATAGCGACATCAATCTGTTGAGCAATCTTCTTACCCAAGTCTCGCCCTGGCTGGTCACCGTCGCAGAGTACGAACACTTTGCGGTAGTCCATGAAAGCACGGGAGTACCAGTTCTTCCATGCGTTTGCTCCTGCCAACCCAACAGCAGGGACACCGACCATTGAGCTGGCGATGATGGTGTCCATTTCCCCTTCGCAGATAGCAATGTAGTCACTGTCAAGTTCGAAGGCTGGGACGTTGTAGAGAACGGATTCTGCACCACTGCGTGACAGATACTTCGGAGAGTCGTCGTCTCTAATGGCGCGGAAGCGTATATCAACGACCCCTGTAGGCGTGATGTAGGGAATTGAAAGCCGACCTGCATACTGCTCATGCCCGATCACCGGTTCGTGAACGTAACCGAGGCGGTGTGTAAGCGCGGCCTCTTTGCTCAGACCGCGAGCCACCAGATACGGTGCGACCTCGTTTAGTTGTGCTTGATACGCCGCTGTCGCTTCCTCCAGTAATACTCTCGCATCTAGTGACAGCATCCTTGTATCCACATCCTTCGTAGTGTCGTACAACATCTATAGCGTCGCCTGAGAATCCACATGCTAGGCATTTGACGTGGCCTGCGTCCGAGCTGATGCGGCAGGATGCGTGTCCGTCGTCGTGTGCGTGGCATTTGATGGATTGCCATACTCCTCGTGGCCCTGGCAGATCCCAACCGTATGCTTCTAGCACTGGCCAGATATCGAACCGGGCTTCAGTCATTCCCTAGTTCTCCCTGTATCCAACGTTCGTCACAGGAAGAGCATAGCGCACCAACCTTGGATGCCTTGTCCTTAGACACACCAGCACCCCAACCCCATTTCTTGCGCTTCTCGGGGATGTCATCTCGGTCAGCGATCTCTGCCTCAAGGTCACGGATCTGCTTGGCCACATCGGGATACCACATCTCGATCTCATCGAGTTCACCAGTATGAGCGAATGATCCGCACAGACACTCGCCACTCATGTGCAGCATTTCAGTGACTTGGTTCATGGGAACATCGTGCATGAGTCGATACGTGTTCAGGTCTAGCTTAGTCCAGTTCACCATTGGACTTGCCCATACGATAGATCCATACCGTTCAAACATGGGAACCTGAGCCCTGCGCTTGGACTCGGTACGCCTACGTCCCGCTAGGTACACGACACGCTGCGAACGTTCCTTCACCAGTGTCCGTCGAACCTCGTTCAGTCCACGTTCCTTCAACCGCTGATACATCTTGTAGTGATGACCCGGACCAGGAAATCCCTGATCAAGCACAAGCGCACGGTATCTATCAACTTCTCGTGGAGGCATGAACTCAAGCAGTGGCTTGTCCCATAGGTGCGCCGTATCGCGAACGAATTGCCGAGTCTGCTCAACGCCAATGGTTGTGTTGGCGTGTGCCAGGTGAGTGATCCTATCTAGCATTACGTGGCACAGCACAGTGCTGTCGTTACCGCCAGAGAAAAGACCAACGATTCCGGTTAGTGTCTTGTTGTCTACGTCGACATAGTTCTCTATGGCGTAATCAAGAATAAGATTTGATTCTTCAATAAGTAGGTTGACTCTACGTTGGCGCTCGGAGTTAGTAAGTGAAGCTATACCATCCACCGTGGCCGCTAACCGGTGATTGAAGTATTCACCGTTCTTCAACTCTACGCTCATGCTAGTGACTCCCACCTTAGCAGGTTGATGAACGTATCCAACGTCATCGTCACCCTGCCATCACCAGCAGACTTCTGCCTAGTCTTAGTAACCACCACACCATAGGCGAGAGTGTTGTACTTCTCGTCATAGTGCCCAGCTTCCACTTCGGCTTCACGAAGATACTGTGCCATCTCGCTAGTCTTAGTGTTCTTCGCTTCAATCACAATGACATGGTTGTTGAACATCTCGATAGCCACGTCACCGATATCCTTGGCACCTGCACGGGGTAGCCGGCGTGCCTTGATACCGCACTCGTTGAGATAGTTCTCGATGTCTGCTTCCCACCGTGAACCCTTAGCCTTATTGTATTGGCTCATCCCTCGAAGTCCTTCACCATCATGACTGCGGGTGAATAGTCCATCCAGATTGCTGTCTTGCCTGTACCATCGGCGGGACCGTAACGGTTCTTCACTGCTGCCGCTGCCAGTCCACCTGGCTGTGACGCGAGCGTCATAATTAACGAAGGAATTTGCGCGATCTTTCCATGCAAAGCGGCACGTGGTGGACACGGGTAGCCGTCGTAGGATTCTGACGTGTGGTGGAGGATCAGGAATGCTGCGTTTAGTTCCCGACTCCACCACTTCACCTCTCGCATAAGCGACCGGAGTGAGGAGAATTCGTCACCCGAGTCGTGCGTCACATCGACAGCGTTGTCCACTACCACGAGTTGCGGGTCGGAACCTGTCGTCATGCGATACACGTTGATCTCATCTTCAAGATCACTCAGAGTAGGAGAAGCATCGAACATCCACTTGATATGTCCGACGTTTTCCCGAAGGGTGCGTGCAGCCCAGTCAGGTTCGTTAAGCATACGCTCTTCGACTTCCTGCTGACGTACACCCGTAACCATGGATAGAGAGCGAATAGCCATAGTAGATTCGTGGCTGTCCATAGATGCGTACAGGGTAGGTACTTGTGCCTTCACGGCTAGTGCTAGGGCCACTGTAGATTTGCCGGCACCGGGTGGGCCAGCGATCATGCTGACCTCACCTCGGCGGATAGAGATGTGGTTGTCTGACCATGACTTGAATGGCATTGGGAGTGCCGATCCTCCACGGTCAATGGAGCGCACAGCCCTATCTAGGGTTCTCACTTAGTCGGACCACGCATCGTCAGAGCTGTAGCCGATATAGGTGTTGACGCTAATGAGATCCAGACCGAGCGAATCAAGATAGTTGCGGATCAAGTTAATGTCTGGTGCCGTGTCACTCTTAGTTCGTGTCGTGATAGTTACGTTCATAGATGCTCCTTTAGGAAGGTTTGAGGCGGGGCTACTGCTTCCCATTCAATAACCCCGCCCCAAGACTATGCGGGGAAGTTGTTCCAGTCGGCAGTGCCGCGATTCACGAACACTGCCTTGCACTGACCGGGTGTTCCCTTAGCGGTGGGGCAGAACCATCCACGCCACGGACCCTTAGCACCGACACCCGTGCGTGCAGTCATCGGACCGTGGTCACACATTTGGGTTGCTGCTGCACCGAATGCTGCGGGTGCTGCGGCGGGTGCGTCCCATGCTGCGGGTGCGGTTGCGAATGACACGGGTTCGGGTGTTGCGTACTGTGCAACAGTCTCTCCGCCCGAAAGTAGAGGCGCTGCGTTAGAAGCAGCACGGACCAGGTTAACGAACTCAACATCGGCCTGAATCCCCTCAAGTGCCTTGTCGCGCTCAGTAGTGAACTCCTCATAGGTGTCACCCTGAATGGTGCGGAGCTCACCGAGAATCTTTACTGTGAGCTTGTGCTTCGGCTCATTCATTACTTTCCTCCAAGTCGCTATCAAAGTTAGGCTTGTGTGTAGTGCTACCGAAAGCATAGCATTCTTTCTTCAAACCACAAGAGTTACACATCATCGTAATGTTCGGGACGAACAGACCGAGAGTGATTGCCTTGTGTACGTCACGAATCCAACGGGACACCATGTCCCTCGGCATGAAGTCAAGGTCATGTACGGTGTCCAGTTTGCCGTCGCGTGCCATCCAGTACGACCCGTACTTCACGTCGATACCGAACTGCTGCTTGATGGCGAGGGCGTAGGTTGCGAGTTGGAGACTGGACGAAGGTGCCTTGCCGGTCTTCAAGTCCACGATCATCAAGTTGCCTTGCGTGTCTTGGAATACTCGGTCAATGTAGCACTTAAGCACGATGCCACCCGGGATGGTGACGTTGATGTTGAGTTCGATGGCGGGTGTTCCGTCTGGCGTGAACCAGATGTCCATTGCCGGGTTCTGGAGTCGCCACTGGTAGTACGACTGGACCATCTTCGGTCCCTCCATACGCCACCATGTGCCGTCTTCCTTGTTAGGCATGGCCTTAGTGGCTCGTCCACTTGCTCGCCATTCCTTGCCTTTGCCGGCAACGATGGACTCTGCCATGGACTCTTCGAACGCTTGTAGTCCTGCTGCTACTGCACTCATCAGAACGGCACCACCTTGTCTGCGAGTAGTGCATGGTCGATTGCGTCGGCTGCCGCATGGACTGCCGTGCCTCCAGCGAAGTACCAGGCCGGATCTTCCTCTAGCTGGAGGATGCGGGACAGGCGGTACTTCTCAGAGCACGAGAGGTATGTCGTGAATTGTGAGAATGAAATGTATTCTGGCTGGCTCATGGCTAGACCGTACCGCCTGCGGCACGCCTGTGTCAAGGGTGTTGCGTTTCTAGCGTTTAGCGTGTACTGTGTTTCACGCGGGAAACCGTGGGGCGGGAACTCCATTTGACGGATGACGGAAAT